ATCGTTTCCGACCCATCGGCTCCTAGTGCTTTCGTAGAAGGTATCATGGAAGGTAAAGAGTGGGTATGGAATCATGGAGCACTTGTAGAATCTGAGTTAATAGAAGCGAAAGAAAGAATCAACTCTAGAATTCGGAAAAAACAAGCGTTAGAACAAAATTTGGAGTTTGCTAAATTCCTCAAATTGTTATAATGTATAAATAAGTGTTAATATAACGAAAAAGATATTAATTAATAACAATAGATTTAACTAGGAGATATCCAATGAGCGAAATCGAAAAAACTATTGAAGAATTAGAGGCAGAAGTCCTTAGTGAGCTTGAAGAACAAGCGGATGCTCCTAAGAAAGGTGCAGCTCCCGCTGAACCTCAGTTAAAAGCTTCTGATGCTTCAAGTGTTACACCTGGAGGCGAAGTACAAGATATGGGCCCTGCAGTAACATCACCTACTGATAAGTCTGGCCCTGGTACTCAAGCTGGTAAAAAAGCGAAAGAAACTTCAGGCGATGCTGCTCAGAAGAAAGAAGGTAAACCTGATTCTGGTGATAAACCAAATGATGGTCAAAAGAAAGTTGCTAAACCTTTAGCGGCTGGTGACCAAGTAGAAATGAAAGATGACCAAGAAGTAATTGCTGAAACAGATAAAGAAGAAACTTCTGAAATGTCTAAAATGGAAATGATTAAAGCAATGAAAGATATGGAAACAGAAATGAAAGACATGTCTATGGAAATGGTCAAAGCTACTTACGACAAAATGAAAGAAATGATGTCTAAAATGGAAGGTACTACTTCTGAAGAAGACGAAGAAAAAGAAGCATTAAAAAAAGAAGCTGTAGAACAAAGAATTAAATCTATAGATGTACAAGAACATGTTGAAGCTCTTATGAGTGGAGAAGGTGACTTGTCAGATGAATTCAAAAAGAAAGCTGCAACTGTATTTGAAAGTGCTGTAAAATCAAAAGTTCGCGATGAAGTTACAAGACTTCAAGAAAACTATGACAACGAAATAGAACAAGGTATCAAATCTAACAAATCTGAACTTACAGAAAAAGTAGATACATACATGAACTATGTTGTAGAAGAATGGATGAAAGAAAATGAATTAGCAGTAGAAAGAGGTCTGAAAGGAGAAATCGCTGAAGACTTTATTGCTGGTTTAAAACAGTTGTTTGAAGACCATTATGTTGACATCCCTGATGATAAATATGATGTGCTACAAGCACAGTCCGACAAGATTGCAGAGTTAGAAGAAAAAGTCAATAAGACTTTGGAAGAATCAATGAACTTGAAAAAGGGAAATGATGAACTAACTCGTGATAGAGTTATATCAGAAATGTCTTCTGATTTAGCTGACACAGAAATTGAAAAGTTTAAAGAACTTACACAAGATGTTGACTTTGGAAACGAAGAAGACTTCAAAGGTAAACTTGATACTTTAAAAGAAAGTTATTTCCCTAAAGTTAAAAAGGAAACAACCGAAAATATAGATAATGTAGAAACTGGCCCTGCACAGGACATTGACATCACAGATTCGATGGCTGCTTATAGCAAAGCAATCGGAACTGCCGTTAAGGGTGCAACTAAGTAAATATATAAATAGTAGAAAATAAAGGAGATAACAAAAATGTTTCAAACAGAAAATCTACAAGAGAAGTGGTCGCCAGTCCTTGCACATCCCGATTTACCAAAAATTGAGGATTCGTATAAAAGGGCAGTAACTACTGTAATTCTTGAAAACCAAGAAAAAGCTATCAAAGAAGATAGAAATTTCTTAAGGGAAGCAGCTCCAACTAACGCCACTGGCGCAGATGTTGAGAACTGGGACCCAATTTTAATATCGTTAGTTAGACGCTCTATGCCTAACTTAATCGCATATGATGTATGTGGTGTACAACCAATGACAGGACCAACAGGACTTATCTTTGCTATGAGAGCAAGATTTGCTTCTATGGATGGCGCTGAAGCATTAGGTGATGAAGCTGATTCTGGTTTCTCTAATGATGACGCTGCTGGTGACTTAACATCATCTGCAATGACAGGTTCAAACCCTGCTGCATTAAACGATAGTCCATCTGCTGGTCAATACTTATCACCAACAGGTATGACATTGGCACAAGGTGAAGCTTTAGGGGATGCTGCTGCAAACTCTTTCGCTGAAATGGCGTTTAGTATAGAAAAAACAACAGTAACCGCTGTTACTCGTGCATTAAAAGCTGAGTACACAATGGAACTTGCACAAGACCTTAAAGCAATTCATGGTTTAGATGCAGAAACAGAACTTGCTAATATTTTATCAGGTGAAATTCTTGCTGAGATAAATCGTGAAGTAGTTAGAAGCATTTATGTTTCTGCTGTTAAAGGTGCTCAAGTAAACACAACAACTGCTGGAATCTTTGATTTAGATACTGATTCTAATGGTCGTTGGTCTGTTGAGAAATTTAAAGGTTTAATGTTCGCTCTGGAAAGAGATGCTAACGCTATCGGACAACAAACTCGTAGAGGAAAAGGTAACATAATCATCTGTTCTGCTGATGTAGCTTCGGCTCTTCAAATGGCTGGAGTATTAGATTATACACCTGCTCTAAACAACAACTTAAATGTTGATGACACATCTGCTACATTCGCTGGTGTTATG